CTATGTGGATCTATTACCCCCTGACATACTGCCCGAAACAGTTTATATGGCCCGTGATCTGAAGGCAGACAGGCCCTATAATAGAGTAAACTGTGAACGGGGCACAGGCTATGACATAATGTGCTGTTTATTGCGTGGTTGGGGTATACAGGTAGCTGCTGCCCTGGGCTTTGATGGTATTAATCACGATATAGGCGATCAGGTGGTGCAACCACATAATAAACTGACCCAGGCTGCAGCTGGACATCATATTCGTAATAGATGGCGCACACAGGCACAGGCAGCACGAGATCGCTGGGGTGTATACTTAATTTACATGCATACACCAGCTGAGCTGGCCCAGTGGCTGAAATTGGATCGCTAAATATACAGATACCACGGGCATACCAAGGACACCAAGCACAATGACCGCAATTACAACTAGAGCAGGCAAAGGCAGTGCACTGACCTTTACCGAAATGGACAACAACCTAACTAATTTGAACACCAACAAATTAGAAGCTGCCAACTTAACCACCTATACGGGCAATATTACAGCAGACACGATTAATGTTAGAACTATAGGCAATGTGGGCACAGAGATATATGGTGGTATACAGGACGGCAGTCAGGGTGGTATCACTCAAGTAGGCACATTAGTTAGTTTAGATGTTACGGGTGTCACTACCATATCCGCTAATTTAGATGTCACCGGTAATATCACAGCCAGCAGTGCTAGTATAACCAACATTCTGGTAACAGGTAGTCTACAAACTCCTGGCACTGTGAGTCTTGGGGATACTACTACGGGCAGTTTGGTGGTCAATACCAGCATAGATGCAGATTCCATTGAAGCTAGATATATAGGTAATGCGGGCGCTACTTTTGAGGCGGATACAGTTACGGCCGTTAATGTTTCAGCCACTGGGACCGTATTCGCTGCTAATATTCTACACCCGGATGAAGTTAGTGCTGTCGTCACCGGCCCCCTAACTGCTAATTCAGTTACAGTAACCAACACATTGACCACAGCTAATACAGCATTTACCCGATATCAGGAAACTGTGGTTGCACTGGGTAATGTATCCGGCACATTTACACCAAATTTAGCCAATGGCACCATACAGACCCTGACACTAACAGGCAACCTAACTTTCAGTCAGTTCCTAAATCCCACCAGTGGACAGAGTGGTGTGTTTATATTAACACAAGACCCCACTGGCAGCAGACTTTTAACCAGCAATATGCGATTTGCTGGTAACAGCCGCACACTAACAACCACAGCCAATGCGGTGGACATAATGAGTGTAGCTTATATAGGCACCACTTATTATGCTGCATTAACCAAAGGATACCTATAAACTATGTTTGGAGCAGCTAGAGCAGCATTTGGATTTACGCAGGCCGCCAGCACTACCATTACTACTTTTACCAGTTCAGGCAGCTGGGTGGCACCCGCCGGTGTTACATCAGCTCGTATACTGGCCGTAGGTGGAGGTGGTGCTGGCGGCGCAGGCTGGGAAGGTGGAGGTGGCGGTGGAGGTGGCGTGGTTGATCAGACTTTCTCAGTTACCGCAGGCACAACTTATACTGTGGTGGTGGGTGCAGGTGGCAGCGGTGTCAGCACCAGCTGGCCCACCAATGCCAATGGTGCAGCCACTTATATGCATGTAGGTGGCAGCAATCTAGTAGTAGCACTGGGCGGAGGCGCCGGCGGCGCTGAAGTAGGTGCACCTAGTAGCAATACCACCAATGGTGGGGGTAGTAGAGCGCATAGTGGCGGCAGTGGTGGCGGAGCCAGCGCGGTCTGGAATGCCAATGGTTCAACAAATTATCCTGGTGCAACTACTGGAGCTGACAGCACGCAATATTCTGTAACTGGCATGGGTCAGGGCTATGGAGGTGGCAATGGTCGGGCGCAACTCAGCGGTAACATTACCGCTAGCCTGATAACAATTGTGAGCACTCCAGCCTGGACTGCCGCGCAAATAAGAACTAGAGATTATACATTTGTATGTGGCGGTGGCGGTGGAGGTGGTGGTGCAGGAGAAGCCTGGTATTTTACCGGTAATACCACTACCGGTAATGCCACTGGCCTATACGGCGGCAATGGTGGACCTGGATTCAGCAGCAATATTTCCGGTAACGCGACCTTTTACGCAGGTGGCGGTGGCGGTGGATTTAGACCTGGCGGCACTTCAAATGTCTATGCCGTTTATGAGCCTGGCATTGGCGGCAGTGGCGGTGGTAACACCAGCGTTAGAACCAACAGTAATCAGACCGGCGGTGGCGGTGTTAATACTGGTGGTGGTGGCGGTGGCACTGCAAAAATGACAAATACAGGTGCCACTACCAATAGTAATAATGGCGGCAGTGGCATATTAATTATTGCATATGAAGCTTAAGGGCAAGACCAATGGCACATTTCGCACGAATAGACAGCACTAACACAGTAACCGAAGTTATTGTAGCCGAACAATCCCAAATTGATACAGGCCTATTTGGCCCACCTGAACAGTGGTTACAGACCAGCTATAATACACGCAGCAATGTGCATGTGGCAGGTGGCACCCCATACCGTGGCAATTTTGCTGGACCCGGCATGATCTATAGGCCTGATCTAGATGCATTTATAGGCCCCCGCCCCGATGCAGATACCACCTGGATCCTGGATCTACCCACACTAACCTGGCGTCGACCTCTGCCTCTACCTGAATTGCAGCCAGGCCAATTCCCACACTGGAACGAAGCAACTCAAACATGGACTACCAGTAATAATCCCTGGAGTCCTGAGGACATGGAACTATGACTTGGCCAAATACCACACCAATTACCACAGCAAATGTAGATTCGGGATTAGATAATCCTGCACTGGCTCGTATACAGATCAAAGAAGCCATAGAGAATATTAATGCTGTGGTCTCAGAATTCAGCAATGTGGCCATTACCAGTGCAGCTAATGCACACATATTGCAATACAACAGCACAGCCAGTCAATGGCAAAACGGATTTTTAGAACTGCATAGATTTACAGAACGAACAGCTAATTTAGGCACACAGGCCAATACTATAACCATAAATTACAACGATGGCAATGTGCAAAGATGTCAGGTTTCTGGTAACTTGGCAATCAGTTTTAGTAACTTTCCCACATCGGGCACAGTGACAGTTTTGTTTGAACATGGCAATCCACCAGCTGTGGCTACTTGGCCCAATACAGTGCGTGCCAGCAATAATGACAGATTTTTAAGCACAGATGCTAATGTGACCGACATGGTGCATATCAGTACTGTGGGCACCAGCACATACCTAGTCACCGTTGTTAGAGGTTTTGAATGACCGGTATTCATCGCCATGTCAGTCAGAGCGATTTACCCATTGACACACAGCCTGTGGGTTATACTATACAATGGCCTATTAATTTAGGCGGCAGCACTGCCACAGTGCCCACAGAAAACAGCCTGCAGAATTGGGGGGCAAATACACTGAGCTTTTGGATTTATATTGGCAGCTTTGAGGTTACAGAAAGAGCCATATATCAGGCATTTAGATGGCACAACTTAAACATTGCCTATAGTCAAACTGCTACAACCCTGGTTATACAGGAAATGGCCTGGACTGATATAGAACCCAATGCCTGGTATAGCATTATATTTCAGAACAGCAATTCGGGAGCCAATACCATCTGCCGAGTTAATGATCAGTTACCTGATCATAGATTAACCCTGGAGCAATCCGAGGTTACTTCACCATATATTAAATGGCAATACTACCAGGACGATCCACAGGATAGCCCAACCACTTATAGTCCCAGTGCACTTAATCAGGGCATTGGCAATTTTACTAGACCACATAGAAACGAATGGCGCACACCAGAGACACCGGGCATATATGAGCGTGTATGGGAACATCCCCAAATTGCCCTTATAAGATACAGCACCAGTTTCCTGGACATGTCACATCGAAATAAACCGGGAGCTCGTTGGACTGCCTATAACCAACACAATCAGCCCGGACGCGACATAGACCGAATATGGACAGAACCACTAAGAGCTCGTCCCACTCGAACTCAGGGCACCACCACCATTACGGATTCCGGTGGATCACTGTCAGTGACCACACACCGTTATGATTGGTCTGGTGGTTTCAGTATTCCTGCCAGTATAGTTGATCCACTGGCAGATAGCGATACCAGTGCGCCAGTATATGAAAGTTTAGGACTTAAAATTAGCACCAGATGGACACCCACCGATCAGAGATTGCCCGATTCATTTGTATACCCGCCCACAGCATGAAGGGCAGCCATAAATACAGGGATACAGAATAGGTCCCTACCTACTACAAGGAGAAGCACCCAATGTCAGCAGCCAGTGACTACCTAGAAAATAAATTATTAGATCATGTGTTAAGATATAGCACAGCAGCTTATACTGCACCCAGCACCACCTATCTAGCACTGTTTACCACTATTGCCAATTTAGAAAATAACACCATTGGCAGTGCCAACGAAGTCAGCACCTCAGGTAGTGCCTATGCACGCCAGGCCATCACATTCGGCAATGCAGCCACCGGTGGCAGTATCACTAACAGTGCAGCCATTACCTTTCCCACTGCTACTGCGGACTGGGGCATAGTGACCACTGTGGCAGTTATGGATGGTGCTACTGCAGCACAGGGCAATGTTTTGTTCTATGGCAATTTAACCATCAGCAAAAATGTCACTGTTGGCGATACTTTTACCATTAACACCAATAATCTCACAGTGACATTAGCTTAAAGGCACTGCATCCAGTATGGCCATACTTGCTGGTGATATCTCAGGTTATATACAGGCCGGTTATGCGGAGTCAGGCTTCTTTGAAGCCGATCCCATCACAGTGCAGGCCACGCTGTCTGCGACCTGCGCCACAGATGTTGTCACAATTTCAGGCCTGTGCGGCACCTATACCTGGGACAGCACAGCACCTTTTTGGGATGATTGGCCCAACAATATTTGGGGACCAGAAGGCTGGTGTGCTCATGTGCAGACCTCAATGACTGTCAGTGCTGGTCTCGTTATGGATCAGCCTGCGCCACAAGTCCTACCTGCGGCTGCCAGTGTTCAGGCTGTGGGTAATCATATATTCCAACAACCAGTGCAGTTTGATATTGTAACCCAGTTAACCGGCACAGGCAATTATATATTACGGGGTGCCGGCCAATTAGACTCAGTGTTCACCAGCCAGATTCAGGGCAATCATATATTCCAACAGCCAGTAACCCTGGCCGGTGCTGCAGCCATGCTAATTCCACTTAGTGGTTTATTGCAGTCAGCTCAGGTGCAAATGCTGTCAGAGGCAGACTTTGATATAGGCATTACTGGCATTATCAGCCAGAATACAGCCAGCCTAGCTGCTGCATTCAGTCAGCATATTGACCAATCAGGCCTAAATGGCACAGCAGGATTGTTATTCCGTGCACAAGCACTGTTACCTGCCATAGATATTATGGCCACCTTTGCAGTATTCATCTACAGAGATCCATATAGAAGTCTCATAGTCGGTCCTGAAACTAGAGTATTAGTGGCAAGGCGTGAACCCATGCCCATATTGCCCTGTGAGACCAGAATTATTAAGGTATACGATCTTAGAGTTTTACCCGTTAAGCCAGAAGATCGTGTATTAATTGAAGGCATCGCACCTTATGCGACAACCAGAAGGAGACAAGTATGACCACAATATCCGGATATAAAACGGACAGAATTGGTGCTTATATAGAGAAAGATCCGGATGCTAGACTGGACTATACTGTGGATTGGGCAGACTGGATAGTGGGCGGAGATCAGATTGCATCAGCACATTGGACAGTGAGCACCATTACCTCAGATCCACTACCACTAAGTGAATTTCAGGCCAATGTCTTAACCGCAGTGGACCATAGATGCACAGTATATCTAGCCAATGGCAGTGTGGGCAATACCTATACAGTGACCAATCGCATTACCACCACGCAGGGTATACGAGATGAACGCTTTTTTAGAATTATTGTAAAGCAAAGAAGCCTATGACCGATATCATTGACAGTTTACCTGACATAGAACCCATAGCACATCCCGACGCCGATACAGTGATCAGCACAGGTGAACCACGCCGTAATGGCGCAGGTAGACCGCGCGCTGAAATAGATCAGACCACAGTGATAAAACTGGCTCGTTTACATTGCAACCAAACTGAAATAGCAGAATGGTTTGGAGTTACTGAATCAGTAATTAGACGACGATATGGAGATCTCGTAAAACAATGTCAGGCAGAAACTCGCGCTAGATTGCGCCATGAGCAGATTAAACAGGCCTTGAATGGCAATGTGACCATGCTGATATTTCTGGGCAAAGTGCTATTACATCAGCGTGAAGATGCTGCAGCCGATCAGGATACAGTATTGCCCTGGCAGGACGACGCACTGTAATGGCCCTAAATCCAGGACAACGAGCAGTGGCCTGGGACAGTCACCGTTTCCGTGTGGTGGTGGCTGGCAGACGCTGGGGTAAAACCACCCTGGCCATCAGAGAACTGGCACGCTTTGCTCGGGAACCTGCTAGAACCTGCTGGTATATTGCACCCAGTTACCGTATGGCTAGACAGATAGTCTGGGATAGACTGAAATACAGACTCTACGACCTGCGCTGGATCGCCGATAAGAACGAAAGCGATCTCAGCCTAACATTGCGCAATGGCAGTCGTATCTGTCTCAGAGGCGCAGATAACCCAGACAGCCTGCGTGGTGTAAGTCTTGACTTTGTAATATTTGATGAAGCAGCTATGATTGACCATAGAGCCTGGACTGAAGTAATTAGACCTACCCTTAGCGACCGACGAGGTCATGGTATGTTTATTGGCACTCCTATGGGACGCAATTGGTTTTATGACTTATACCAGTCAGCTAGTCAGAGAGATACTCCAAATTGGTCAGCCTGGACCTATACCACAGCTGAAGGCGGTAATGTTTCAGAGGAAGAAATACTACAAGCACAGGCTGACATGGATATTAGACAGTATAGGCAGGAATATCTAGCCAGCTTTGAAACCTATGAAGGTCAGATCTACTACAACTTTGATCGTGCTGAATCAGTGCAGCAGCAAGCTGCCAGCGCAAATACCATCATAGTGGGCATGGACTTTAATGTAAGTCCTATGACTGCAGTCATTATGCATAGAACCAATCTGGGTCTACATGTGGAATCAGAAATTGTTATATACAACAGCAATACACAGGAGATGGTGGAGGAAATACAGCGCAGATACGCAAATTACACAGTTATGGTATTTCCCGACCCCGCCGGTGTGCAGAGAAAAACCAGTGCAGGTGGTCGCACTGATATCATGATATTACAACAGGCTGGATTTCAGGTAAAATATAGAACAGCACATCCCAGTGTGCGTGATCGCATCAATTCAGTGAATGCCTTATTGTTAAATGCACAGGGTCAACGCAGATTGACTGTGGATCCAGGCTGTCGTAGATTGATAGAAGCCTTGGAAAAACATACATATAGAGAGGATACACTGATTCCCAACAAGGATCAGGGCTACGATCATATTACAGATGCCCTGGGTTACGCAGTGGAATTCCTATTCCCAATTACACGCAACACACAGGACATGCCAGCTGAACCACAGCGTTGGGGTGTTCAAACTGTGACATATAGATGAGTAAATATACTACGAGGACAGCATAATGGTTATCAGCGTCAATTCCAATAAGTTAAACACCAGCACCGTGGACATGGTAACCACAGTGCATCCTGAATACCGGCTGAATATTAACAATTGGCGCTTTTTGCGTGATAGTTATACCGGCGGCCAGGATTACCAAAATGGTCTATACCTAACTCGTTATCAGTTCGAAAGCGAAGAAGACTATCGCAATCGCATACTGCAAACACCTCTGGACAATCACTGTAAAAGTGTTATCCATGTTTATAATAGCTTTATCTTCCAGTTGCCCATACAGCGAAACTGGGGCACACTGGGTAATGATCCCGGTCTTGAATCTTTCCTACAAGATGCAGACCTAGAAGGGCGTGCACTGGATGCCATAATGCGTGATGTTAACATACAGAGCAGTATATACGGGCATTGCTGGATCATAGTGGATAAACCACAGGCACAGGCTGGCACTAGAGCCCAAGAACTCAGTCAGGGCATTAGACCCTACATTAGCGTAATAACTCCGGAAAATGTCCTAGACTGGGCATATACCAGAC